CGCAACTACTGAAGCATTGGCAGTGTTGATAACAAAACTGCCGTTAACAGCACCAGCCGTATTGACGTTAATGGCAGAACCAGCCTGAGCATATATAACAGCAGCATTGCTACTGTTTTGCATTTGAAAGTCCAACAGATTCTTGTTGGCTACCGTGTTGTTGGTCCGTATAAAGGTCGCAGTAGACTCAATCGAATCAGAAACCGTCAGTCTTTTCCCGTCCGTTGCCGTGCCAACCAGCAAGTTGCCGGAAGCATTGATGTACACCACCCCGGCACTGTTAGTGGCAAAACCTACTGTATTAGCGGCTGGCAAGTAAACCCCGTTAGCAGGGACCGTGCTGCCTGTAGGAACTAGGCTTGCTGCTGTAGTTGCCCCCGTCGACGTGACGGTGGTCGCCGATACTGTGCCAGCCGCTACCGCGCCCGCCGTTGAGAAACTTGCCGCTGTTGCCGAACCCGTCGTTGCAAAATTGGTCCCGTTAAATGTCAGTGCCGCCCCTGCCGCAGCAATACCAGACCCGGTGTAGTACAAAATGCCGTTAGTAGACGCACCGCCGTTAACTTGAACCAGAGTCCGCGCAGCGGGCTGCGTGACGAATACGTCTTTCGTTCCCGCTGAGAACGTGACTAATGAGCCGCTATTGCTTGACGCGAAGACCGTTGTCCGTGCCAAGTTTGCGCTGGTAGCGTCAAGAGTCCCGTAGCCAACTTCCCACTCATTTGCGGTTTGGCTAACGATTGCGTAGTAAGTGGTGTTGCTGTTCCCAACACCAGAGGCAAAAGTGCGGAACCCAAATGCCGCCCCAGCTAACGCTACGTCCCCTGTGCCGACTGTAGTAGTGGTTTCCTTTACCCGATCAGCAACAACAAATGCCATGATTAAGTCGCCGTTAAGCTAAATATGTAGGTCACGAACACGGTATCGCCAGAAAGGACCGTACGATCACCGCTCGCAAAGTTTGAGCCTGAAAACAACGTCCCTGCTGTACCGCTCTTAGCGCTCCCACTGGTTAAAAACGCACCAGCAATGGTTCCGTTGGTGGTAACAGTATATGTGGCAACAGACGCCGCGTTAGTCACAACCGAAGGGTTAGCCGTAGTAGCAGCAGTGAAAACGGCAGCGGGGCGGGTAGCTTGACTATACCCAGTAAATTCCACCCAAGAATGACTCGCCATTGTATCAGCGGCAGCGTACGTAATGCCCGACCCCGGTCCTGTCACAAGACCAACATACCAAGATAAAATCTGAGTGCTGCCCGCCAACGCGGTCCCCGCCATGTACTGGAGGCCCGCGTTCATTACCAAGTTGTGGTTCTTCTCTTCCCACTTCAAGTTCCCGTCTTTGCCATAACAAAGAACATGAAACTGACCGGAAGCCGACGTTTTTTCCACGGGTATCCTTAGTTAGAAGACCGAATTAACGCATCCGCCGCAGTGTTGCCCGGAAGCGCAATAGTAAACGTGTTGCCGGAAACTGTCTTATCAGCCCCAAAGTCCAGCACGGCGATAGACCGGTTGGCTTTACTGGAGTTGTATATCAGTGCTGCACGGGCGGTAAATGAGGCGGAAGTCCAAACTGGATTAGTAAAGCTGACGTAAGCCGTATACCCGGAAGAATTAACCGTCACTCCGGTGAGGGTCACACCACCCGCCGTATAGCCCGTACCCACAACTTCATTGCCGGTTGTATACGCAGTCGTGCTTTCTGTCAGCGTGGCATCCCCAGTGTACAGCGCAATCTTGAGCGTGTCTGTTAACAAGTTGTGGATCGCCTGATACAACTCGGCTTTGAAGCTAGTTGTCTGGGTCTGAATAATCATCAGATCACCTGATTGCGGACTTGCCCGCTGCGATACGCATCTTGACGATCCTTACCATCACCCAGTTGTTTGAGCAGGATCATCGACTGATCGTACAGATCAGAGTACAGCTTGACCAGATCTGGCTCGCCTTTCATGAACCGAATTGCCTCAACCAGTGAACCGTTAAGCAGCGCGGAGTCGAAATTATCCCCAAGCCACGTGGTTCCAGCGGTCACAATCGATTCTGGGTAATAGTAATAGTGCAACTCAACGTTATAGATTGCATCGGGAGTAGGGCCGAGAATAAAAGTCAGCTCTGTCCGCAACGAGGACTGGGGGCCAAAAAGAGCGTAATGCGCGGGAGTCCCAGTATCTGTAGGGTTCGGATACGCTTCACGGATAAAGTTAACGTCCTTGTTGAGAAGGAACGTATAAGACCCCCCTGCGGGAAAAACCGCCATCGAATAGACCGACAAAAAATCATCCGGGCAAGCCAGATATTTGTTGTTTGCCGTCGTTACACCGGTCACGTTCCGTCGCAGGTTGGGCAGTTGGACCGTGTTATAGATCTTCTGCTCAGCCAGCTTGATAAACAAATCTACATCTCTTGTCTCGAAAGTATTTTCCGTGACATCAGAAATGTACGTGACCAGATCGGCGTAGTTCATGCCATCGGACCCCGGGACATCGTGCCCTTGGTAGCTGCGCCAGTGCCACGCATCTTGATACCGGAGGTCTTGACTTCATCGTTGTTGCCAATTGCAACACCAGCCAGAGGCGTCCAGTTCTTGCGAGTTGGCATTTTGCCTTGGATACCGGCATCATTAATACTGACCGAACGACCTTTCATATCGTGCGGCTTGGCGTACGTTGACGCGGGACCAACTTCTTTGCCGCCGCGCTTCATGCTGTAGTCGCCCATTATCGCCCCCGTGCGCCGCTGCGCTGGTTCATGGCACGGGACAGATTCTTCCCGTACTTCATGCGGTCATCCGTGGTTGGGCCACCGGCTTTCATCTTTTTAGCACCGGGGTGCATCCGCTTTTCGTGACCACGGATTTCCGTGTCCGCGATAGCTTTAACTTCCTTTTTGTCCATTTTGGACTCCTATGATGTCGTGACCGTCACTGTACCAACGTACGTCGTTGCAACCAAGTAGTTTGGTGTTAGCGGGTCGTCAAACCCTCTAGACCCCCCAACCGGGTTCCACCCCCACTGAAAAATCCTACTGCCTTCAGATGAGTACCCAGCGCTGTTGGTGCCTGATTGGTAATAGCTAAGATCTTTACGGGGTTCCCGAAGCGCTTGCGGGTCATCGACCGGATACATACCAAGCTGCAATTGCGGCTGATCTGGCACCCAGCACTGCGGGCAAACCTTCAGATTGACCAGTTTTGTCTTAACTACTAACTTCTTTAGATCCTTTAGCTTATAACGGAACCCGCACTGGTCACACTCCGCAATAGCCTTCTTGCCAGAGGCGAACCGATTGCTCATTAGCTGCTACCAATATAATACTGACGCGGTACAAATCGGTCTGCTGCTTTTTCCCGGTCTTCAGCAGCGGCCAACTGCCACTGATACTCGTATTCAGTCTTCAGCATATCAAGGCGTTGTGCGCCTTCGGGGATCTTCATAGCAATGTAGTAAGCCAACCCTGCGGTAAGGCAGGGGAGAAACCGGAAGTTCACATCCGCCGTGTTGACACCCGTGTTGATGTTGTCGATCCGGCGCAGCCGCCAGTAAACAAAAATATAATACGGGTCCAAAGCCGTACCTTGATCCGGCACCGGCCAGACAGTAACGGTCGGGATAGCTTGTTTACGGTCGATATAAACTTGGATCGGACGCGCTTGGCTAAGTTTGTTTGGGATTGTGGCGTACGTTGATACGCTGATCCGAGTGATAGTCAGGTCTGACTGAGTAGACGAATTTCCTGACCCCGTACGGATCACATGCTCCAACAGGTCTACCGTATCCGCCGGTAAGTTGTATGTAGCAGTGCCTTGAACAAGGTTGATACTGCCTTGCTCAATCGTCCACATGTTCAGGCCACGGTTGGCCCACTCAGCCATCATGATATTGGCGCTGCGCCGCGCCGTACGCATGTCATAACCGGAGCGCATCTCACGACCTGCACGTTCAAACGCTTCTTCAGCGAGTTCCGTGAAGTTCATGTCAAAGTTGGCAACTCCGGAAACTGTCATTATCTGAACCTAGCGGTTTTCTTTGCGATTGTTTTGGGCTGCGCTACAAACTGTTTACCTGCCGCCTTACCCTCGCGTTTGGCTTTGGTAGTCGCGGCGTACTCGGATGGACTCAAGCTCTTGATCGCCTTTTCCGGCAAATACCGCTCTCCGGTTTTGCTGGAAGGCTTACCACTCTTGGTGCGCCACTTCTGGTCGCCCCAGTCTTTAAGAGACTGCTGCGGGGGCTTCAATCTCGATACCCCCCACCAGCCGCCTTATACTTCTTAGCGACAAGCTGAGCTTTGCGAGCAGACCATTGGCCCGCCCCAGTGCCTTGCGTAGCAGCCGCTTTAACTTGGGACACAATCCGTTTACGAAGATCGGGTTTTGTGTAATTACCGGCCTCATTTACGTGTCCGCCTTCAGCGTACAGCGCAACATCGTTCGGGTTATCTTTGCGCTTGATAACCTTCTTCCCCGGCATTTTGGACGGGTCGATAGCACCCATCCCCCGGCTTGCCATCATACAAATCGGCCTTTGGTCTTGCCACGCTGTGCGCAGCCATCGGCACGGCGAGAAGCCCCACCAACAGAACCGCCTTTAGAGAACATACCGGGTCCCTTGCGCATAGGCGCAGGAGTCGTGGGACCCTCATCAGGCATCGGTGGCTGGCCCTTATCGGCGGTATACACGTCTGGCATTGCCCCACGCGCCCGTTTAGCCATCATGGCTTTCTTCATCAGAAGCGCACGTGCGGCAGCAACTTTGGGGTCAACAGGAGTCGTAGGACCCTCATTGGGCATGGGTGGCTGACCTTTGTCAGCGGTATACACATCTGGCAATGCCATGATAACTCCTTAACAGGCCTTTCCGCCTTTGTTCATCTTAACCATGGTGCCTTTGGTTTTACCTTTTTTGGCAATCCCGTCAACACCACCACCTTTCTTCATACCCATTTCAGCTTTCTCATGCTTAATCATGGATGCCGGAGCGCCTTTCTTTTTCATAAAGGCCACTTCTTTACCGACCATTGCTTTGGACTCTTTCATCTCACCACCCTGTTTAAAGGTCTTACCCTTGTCAGCCGCTGAGAAGTCTTTACCAACCGATTGCGGCACACCGGCTTTCTTAGCAAACGAAGGCGAATGAGCAATCGCCTCCATGAAATTATGCTGCTTTTTGCTCTTACTAGGCATGATGGTCCATCAACTTGTCAATCTTAACCTCAAGCCGATCAAGCCGATCAAATATGCGGTTGATATCCGCGTCTAACTGTGCCCTAGTCACATACTCTTTGGGAAGCTCTTCGCGGGTTTTGTTGATGAGAATCTGAAGACGCTTCAGTTCGTCAAACAAGTTCTTCATGATAAAGCCAGTCGCACCCATAGCAACCGACAGGATGATGTTCCAAATTTGGGTTTCCACTCAGCACTTCCACGCCCGCAGGCTCTTATTAATACGGGAATCTGGGTCGTTAGCGGTCTTGGCGCTGGTGAGCTTCTTCTTCATACCCGACATCCGGGCACAGAATGAGTCACGGCGAGACCCGCCTTCAGGTTGCGGGGGCTTGAGATCCATGCCCTGCTTTTTAGCAGATGCTCTGCCTTTGGCGTTTAGTCCACCGCTCTCGGACTTTCCCTCTTTACGCTGCCATGCTGGGGTCTTAGCCATTTTGGTTAGGCCATGTGATATTAAACGGGTCTGGCTGGGTGGTGATATCGCGTAATGCTTGACGATACAATGCCCATGCTGCTTTGTCAACCGGAGAGTCCGATAGCTGGGTCCAATCACAGTCTTTAAGCGTCTGATTCCGGGCGCTACGGATTGCGGCCCACTGAGCATCAACCCGCGCTTGCAACTCTTCAGCGGTCAGTGGCTCAACGTCAACCAAGCAGCACATCCCGTCATACAGATGCGGGGCAGCAGATACCAGCTTCTCTGTTGCGTGGTTGTAGGGCTTCCATACCGAGATGACGTAGTAGCCCTGCTCCGCGATCCAGTCTAGGCTTGGGCCACGGGCACCGAAACTTGTATCGGGAAACCATTCCGTGTGGTCTTTAATGACCAAATCTTGATTAGCAAGTTGCACGATTACCTCGTCGGGAATGCTGCTGTTGGCGTGGTGATGGTACGGGCAACGCCTTTGGTGATACGTAGGTCTTGGATGTAGCCGTTAAAGAATTGTGATGGGGTGTCACTTTCTGCGCCGACTGTAAATGCATTTGTTGCGTCAAACAACCCGGACGCATTTGTTGTAGTAGCCCTTGAAACCCCATTTACGTACAGGGTGAACGTGCTTCCGCTTCTTACAACAGCTATGTATTGCCAAACATTTAACGATATTGTGAATGACGTTGTAGATGTAGATAAATCAAACAAAACGGATGAACCGTTTGAAGAAGTTATAAAACGCAAATACCCCGTAGAACCTGCGGAAAACATTAACGCCCAATTAAGGGTTGTACTTCCGGTACTGCCCGACCACTGCCCCGCAATCATTGCTTCATTGGCTACTGAAACCGGGTAAATCCAACATTCAATAGTAAAATTGCCCGTGCCAAACGCAAATCCGGGGCTGTCCGGCATACTCAAGTAGTCCCCAGTTCCATCAAACTTCATGCTTGTCGGAGGCCACTTTGCTGTAATAGTAGTTGACACTTGAGCGTCCCCTACTGTGATTGCATTGTTCTGAACCGCAGCGTCGTAGATCCCCGCGTTGGTGTAGTTGAGCAGAAGACTGGTGTTGGCCGCTGCAAAACTTGTATTGACGTTAGTCGTGCTTGAGTAACTTGCAGCGCTAGTTGAGCCAGCAGTGGTCAACGGCGCTAATGTGGGAGGGGTGAACGCGCCTGTGTAGACCGCTGTGCCTTTTACTAAACGAAGATTACTAACAATCCCCGTAAAGTATTGCAAATTAGTTGGGTCAATTCGCCCTACTAAATTATATGTCCCAGTCATCAAAGACGATGTGCTTAACGCGGTGCTTGTATATGTAGAAACTCCGTTTATATACAAAGTTACCGTTATGCCAGAACGGGTAACTGCAAGATGCGTCCAAGAATTAATTGGTACGCTACCAACAAGCCCAGATGACACGGTGAAGGTTGTCCCGTTTGTGCTTATCAACAAAAACACTTGGTTTGACTGACATCCAATCCTGATTGCAGCAAAGGCAGAAGCGTTGCCTTGCAAATACATCCAATGCCCTACGCTTGTGCTTGTTGGGTACACCCAGCTTTCTACGGTCCAATCTCCAGAACCCATTACAAACGCGGCATTACTTCCAGCGTCAAGATAATCACTTGACCCATTGAAATACCCACTCCCCCCATACGCCGCAGGAGTATACGATGCCGCCGGGGAGAACGGCTGGAATGCTTGGACCGTTGGAGTGCTAACGGGCGTAAGCGTGAAGGTGTTGGCGCTGTTGTCGCGGAACCTGTTGCTTTGGCAAGTTAACAGTGCAGTGTTTGTAACTGCGGTCAGCGGGGATGTAGGGCCACCGGCAGGTGGAACAATTGCCGTTCCGTTAACAACCCGAAGATTAGAAATGTAACCATGATAATACTGACCAACCCCGGGGGTTCCGCCTATCCACGGACCTTGTGAGGTAGCTCCAATTGCTCCGCTGTTTGTTACTGG